GGTGTACCGCCGCGAGGAGATGGGTGCGCTGGCCGATCGGTGGGAGAAGAAGGTGAAGCCCATGATGAGCGACACCACATTCCCCTGCAAGCCGAATCCGTTCTGCGGGTACTGTTTTTTCCGGGCGGCGAACGCCGCGAATTTGCCAGGGGGGAAGAAGCTATGCCGTTTCTAAGATTCATCGGATGTATGGGGCTTCTCGGCCTCGCGGTAGGGGTTATCATCACCGTTTTCGGGACCGGCCTTCTACTGGTCCCCATGCTGCTCTGCTGGGTGTTCGGGGTTCGGCTATGAGCGGCGCGTGGAAGTCCATCTCAGCGGATCAGATTGCGAAGCACTTCGTCGACGGGATGTCCTTCGCCATCATGCGGGGGCCAGGTCGAGTGCGGCGAAATACGCTTGGAGGACACCCCGAAGGAGTTCCAGAAGACCCTCCGCGAAGACGAGCGGCAGGCCCACAGCAAGTGGGAGCGCGAGAAGCTGGTGCGCGAAACTCCGATGGCTCCGTGCCCGTTCTGCGGAGGCCCTGCCGAGGCGTGGGCGAAGTCCGGGCCGATGGAGATGGGCGGAAGCTCCACCGAGCACCACGTTGGGTGTCGGTCCTGTGGGGCGGGCGTGCGCACGGAGGATCCTCTGCGGTCGCGGCAGGGTTGGAACCGGAGGGTCGAACGATGAGCGCCGGCGAAGATCTGAAGAACTCCTGGCTGATCGCGAAGCACGCCCTCCACGAGGCGGAACTCGTGGTGGACCTGCGGAAAAAGGACGCCGAAAAAGCCTTCGCAGCGTACCGAGAAACCCTGGACGTGGTCTACGTCTGCGCCACGGCCCTGCTTGCCACCGGCGAAAAGCTCTCCTTCACGATGCATACCTTGTACGAAAGCCCCCGCACCCTGGAGAATCTGCGAAGCCTGACCGTCAGCGCAGTGCGTGCCAAAGGGGTGTGTCTGTGGATCCAGGTGGAGCACTCCATCGCGGCTACTGAGTGGGTCGCCGTCCGAAAGCTCGGGTTTGGCGAATGAGACACCTCCTCGAATCCGCACACCAGCGGAAGGTCGTCAACTTCGCCCGGGGCCTCGGGATCCAGGTCACCAAGCTGAACCCCATGGGGCAGAACGGCTGGCCGGATCTTCTGGTCGCCATCCCCGGCGGGAAGGCGTTGTTCATCGAGATGAAACAGCCGGGCAAGGAGCCCACGAAACTTCAACTGCACATCCACGGGATGTTGCGAGAGCAGGGATACGATGTCGCCACAGCCCAAAGCCACGAAGAAGGCAAAGCCCTCGTTTCTGACCGCCTTCGAGAACTCGTCCGCACCGGTCGAGGCGGGATCCTCACGGAAGCGGCGCGGCAGCACGCCGCCGGAGGTCGCGGTGAAGGCGCAAAGCTGGACACCCCACCCGTACCAGACCCGCGCCGCCCAGTTCCTCGTGGACCGCGCGGCGGCAGGTCTGTTCCTGGACCCGGGCCTGGGGAAGACGTCCTCCACCCTGGCCGCCCTGGTGAAGCTCAAGGAGAAGGGGCAGTTCCGCCACGCCCTGATCCTCGCCCCGCTGCGCGTCGCACGAAACGTGTGGCCGGCGGAGGTCAAGAAGTGGAAGGAGTTCTCCCACCTGAAGGTCGTGGTGCTCCACGGCCCGAAGAAGGATGAGCTTCTCAAGGAAGAGGCCGACATCTACGTCATGAACTACGAGGGCCTGGATTGGCTCTTGGGAGCGACGCAGAAGCGCGATTGGACCGGGAAGACGAAAACTGTCTACACCCACGAGAACTTCAACAAGATCTCGCCGGAGATCCTTATTTGCGACGAAGTCTCGAAGTGCAAGTCCACCTCGACAAGTCGCTTCAAGGCCTTGCGCACCGTTCTTCCGAAGTTTTCTCGCCGGTGGATCCTCACCGGCTCGCCTGCGCCCAACGGGATGCTCGACCTCTTCGGACAGGTTTTCGTCCTGGACCTGGGCAAGGCCCTGGGCCAGTTCATCACCCGCTACAAGCTCGACTACTTCATCCCGCTGGACCGCAATGGGTGGAAGTGGCAGATCAAACCGGGGGCCGAGGAGTCGATCTACGAGAAGTTGCGACCCTACGTCCTGCGGCTGGCCGCCGAGGACTATCTGGAACTTCCGGAACTTCTGGAGAACAACATCGTGGTGGACCTCCCGCCGAAGGCCCGTCGGGTCTACGAGGATCTGGAGGACGAGTTCCTTTCCGAGCTGGATGATGGGATGAAGCTGCTCGCGCCGTCGGCCGCCGCAGTTCGGATTCGTATTTCACAAATCGCGAACGGGGCGTGCTACGACGACCGCGGCGAGAGGACCTGGACTCACTTCCACGACGAGAAGACGGACGCCCTGGTGGACCTCGTGGATGAGCTTCAGGGATCGCCGCTCCTGGTGGCCTACGCCTTCCGTCACGACCAGGAGAGGATCCTCAAAGCCCTCGGGAAGGACACCCCGTTCCTCGGCCAGGGCGTGTCGCCCGCGAGGGAGGCCGAGATCATCCGGGATTGGAACCTCGGGAAGATCCCGGTGCTCCTGGGACACCCCGCCTCGATGGGGCACGGGCTCAACCTGCAGGGCGCGGGGAATCACGTCTGCTGGTACGGCCTCACCTACGACTTCGAACTGTACGACCAGTTCAACCGGCGCGTCCTCCGGCAGGGGAACACGCACAAGCACGTCACGGTCCACCACATCGTTGCCAGGGACACGGTGGACGAGGTGATTCTGCGGGCACTCCGCAGGAAAGAGAAAAGCCAAGGGGCGCTCCTGGACGCGCTCAAGGACTACAAGAAGGAGAAGAAGAGATGATTCTGGACGAAATCAAAGTGGACGTCAGCCCGAAGGCGTCGTTCGGCTGGGCAATCGAGGCGCTGAAGGCTGGCGGCAAGGTCGCCCGCGCCGGGTGGAACGGCAAAGGAATGTTCCTCTTCCTGGTGCCGGGAAGCACCTTCAAGGTGAACCGGCCGCCGCTGCTGGGGATCTACCCCGAGGGCACCGAGATCAACTACTGCCCCCACATCGACATGAAGACCGCCGACGACAAGGTGGTGCCGTGGCTCGCGTCGCAGACCGACGTGCTGGCCGAGGATTGGCAGGTGGTCGAATGAGCACCAAGCAGTTCAAGTTCGCACTTTTGAGCAAGGTCAAGGACACAGTGACGGGCTTCTCCGGCGTCGTGATGGCCGCCACCAACTACCTCACCGGCTGCGACCGCTACTCGGTGCAGCCCACGGAGTTGAAGGACGGGCGTCCGCAGGACCCCTACGCCATCGAGGAGTGGCGGCTGGAGTTGGTGGACCTTCTCCCCAAGGGCGAAGCCGCCGAGTTCCTGTACGAGAACGGCATCCAGATCAAGGACGCCCTCACGGGCATCGAGGGTGTTGTCGTGGCGCGCACGACTTACCCGGGCGCCGACCAACGCTACTCCATCATCCCACAGGGCGAAAAGGCTCTGGACGATCGGCAGAAGTGGATCACGATCGACGAAACCCAAGTGCTTCCCAAGAAGGCCACGCCCGTGGCCCTGAAACAACCTGTGAAGTCTCCCGGCGGACCTTCCAGGTACGACGCTCCCCGCCGGTGAAGGAGAAAACGATGAACCGCATCATGCTCGACCTGGAGACCTTGGGCACCAAGCCCGGCTCCGTGATCCTCGCCATCGGAGCCGTCCGTTTCGACGAGACGGGGATCCTGGGCGAGAGCTTCTACCAGAACGTCAACCCGGAGTCCGCCGTCGAGGCGGGGCTCACGATCGACGTCTCCACGATCATGTGGTGGCTCCAGCAATCCGACGAGGCCCGCAAGTCGCTGGTCGCCGGCGAGGCGATGCTCCTGCCCCAGGCGCTCCATGCGTTCGGGCGCTGGGCGCTGGCTCCCGGTGGCGTGGTGAACTCCCACGAGGACATCGTGCAGGTGGACGAGCTGTGGGGGAACGGGTCGGACTTCGACAACGTCCTTCTGGCCCACGCGTTCACCGCCGCAGGCCTTCCCCAGCCGTGGAGCCACCGTGCGAACCGGGACTACCGGACCCTGCGGGCGCTCGCTCCGGACGTTCCGTACGTGAAGCCGGTGATCGCCCACAACGCGCTGGAGGACGCCAAGGCGCAGGCGATCCACGCGATCGAGATCCTGAAGGTCCTCAAGGGCGGCGCGACGGAGTTGCCTGTGGAAGGTGCAGCCCCTTCGGCAGGAGAGATCTCATGAAGTGGCTTAAGCCCGCCAGACAGTTCAGCATCAAAATAGATGCGGAAGGCGTGTGCTTCCACATAGAGGGCGCGAACGCCGAAGAGACCTACACCCTGTGGCAGAGGGTCCGTCGGGCTATCGCTCACGACGACTACGGGAAGCCGCAGGGCTGACCTCCACAGAAGAAACCGAGAAACCCACTTGACAGTTATCAAGTAGGCAAGATATATTCAGTACTCAACAAGGTGAAGTCGGCGAGGTGCCGTAGCTTCGCCGACGAAACCAAGATCAGGGAGATCTCAAATGTCCGAAACCGCCACCATCGTCAAAGCCAAGGGCGGACGCCCCTCCGAGTACGCCGGCAAGTCCATCGCCGTCGTCGCCACGAAGGAAGTCATCAAGGGCTACAAGTCCAAGTCGCCCGGCGTGACCGCCGCGATCAAGACGATCCTCTCCACCAAGAACTCCACCAAGGTCGCCACCGCGATCAAGGGAGGAGCCTCCGTCGCGGAGGCCCTCGCGGCCGACGTGAAGAAGGCTCCCAAGGTCGAGGCGTTCCTGGGCACCGACGTGGACTTCATCGAGAAGGACGGCAAGGCGGAGCAGGTGAAGATCGGGACCGCCCACATCCGCCGGGCCATCGCCGAGAACTTGATCGTCGTGGCGTGAGTCCGGTGCCCTCCGTTTGGGAGAACGGAGGGCTTTTGAATGGTGAGATACAAGTGCCGTAACCGCGTCACAAGTAGGCCGAACCCCGGAAGGATCTAGGCCAAAAACTGACCGCTAACCGGCTGGAAACGTTCGCCAGATTGCTCCGCCTCGGCTCAGGCGGTATGGACCGTAGAAGTCGCCGGATTTAAGGCACCCCGGAAAGACGGGGCGATTCTCCAAAGGGGTACACCGGAAACGGACCTGCTGGAGGCGGTTTGGGCAGTAGCTCCAGCGGTAGAGCACCTGAAGTACGGTCGCCGGAAGCGGTTGCAAGAATTCAGGAGGTGCATGGTTCGAATCCTTGATGCCCATTTGCAAGAACCCTTCAACCAAAGGAACCCAACCATGAAGAAAACCATCCTCACCCTGGCGCTCGTCGCCTCCGCGGCGCTCGCGGGGGCCGACTCCTCTGGCGTCGCCAAGGCCCTCGCCCGCTTCCGTGCGGATACGGCGCTGGCGAACAACCTCTGGCGGCAGGCGGCCCACCAGGACAGCGCGGCGTTCCAGGGCCGTGTCCAGGCGCAGACCATCTACCAACTCGCGGTCCAGCACCTTTCCGAGGACACCGCGAAGGCGGTGAAGAAGTGAGCAACATCGAAACCACCCTGGCCGAGCGCGGCGCGCGCTACGGTGAGTTCATCGGCCACGCGGCCATCACCCAGGCACTCAAGTCCGTCATGCGGGGGACCCTCCTGGAGGACCTGGGCGACAAGAAGTTCGTGGCCGACCTGGAGGCCGCGCTCGCGCCGGTGAAGGCCAAGTGGCCCACCCTGCGCTGCGACGTGCGGGAAGGCTGGGAGATGGTCGCCCACAAGCTGGGGCGGTCGTTGAACGGGGACGCGGAGTGGGCTGAGAACGCACACGATGGGGCCGGATATTTGAAGTTGGTGGACGACCGTCAGACGAAAGAGCAGGCTCCGAAGAAGCCCGTGATCCTGACCGCCGCGACGCGGACCACCGGCGGGAAGCGCCAGTGACCAAGAGCGAGCACAGGGCTCCCCGGCGTGACCGCACGCTGGAGGAGCTTCGCCGCATCGCCAAGATGAACGCGCAGCAACTCGTCAACCCGACGCCGAAGCTACGTTTGCGCGAGCTGTTCGAGCAACTTGAAGCGGGGGACATGGCATGAGCGGAGCGTTGACGATCATTTCGGGGAAGCTGGACGCCGACGACTTCGGGGCCATCGTGACCGCAGGCTTCCAGCCGGTGTTCCTCCCCCTGGAGGAGTACGGCCCCTACGAAGCGTTCATCCGGAGATCCGAAGCCCTGCGCAAGCACGCCCGCGGCACCCACGACACCGTCCTGGTGGACCGTGGGTTCCTGCTCTCCGGCACGCAGTCCCGGATGCTGGAGCGCATCGCGCGCGGACTCTCCGCCACGATCCTCGGCGCACCGTGGCACGGGATCAACCCGCAGATCTTCCCCGCAAACCCAGGGCCGGGTATCGGGAACTGGGAGGCCAAGGTCCTTCTGGTCGGCTCGGGCCCGGCGCAGGGCGGACAGCCTCCGTTCTGGCCGTACATCTCCTCCCGCCCCGACGGCCCGGCGTCCTGGCTCACCGAGCAGCTGGAGCTTGGCGGCGTGCGGGAGCAGGACCTCTACTGGGTGAACGCCCAGACCGTCGCGGCCGGCGTGTTGGTGGACGAGTTCTCCACCGTGCTCCGCTCCCGCCCGTGGGACGCGGTGTTCGCCCTGGGGGAGGATGCCTACGGCTGGGCGATGCGCGAGGGGTTCACGAGCGTCTCGCTGGAGCACTACCCGACTTGGTGGTGGAACTACCGTCCGGGGAAGGACTACCCGGCGGTGCGGGCAATCCAGGAAGCGATTGCTGGATGAGCAACTGGCTGTACTTGGTGGGAAGCGTGTGCTTCCTCCTCGGGACAATTTTCAACATGGTGAAGAGGTAGTGCAGTGAAGATCATTCAGGCGGACGTTTTCAAAGGGCTCGCAACGCTGGCCGACAAGTCGGTGAACACCTGCGTGACATCGCCCCCTTACTTTGGCCTCCGTGACTACGGCGCACCAGGGCAGATCGGGCTGGAGAAGACGCCCGAGGAGTACGTCGCCAAGCTGGTGGAAGTCTTTCGCGAGGTCCGGCGCGTGCTGCGGGATGATGCCACTCTTTGGTTGAATTTAGGCGACTCCTACGGGGCTCCAGGCGGATCCATCCACGCAGGCTTCAACGAGCGGTACCACGGGCGAGGCGGGGAGAAGCAGACCGCCATCGGCGCGAACACGGCGTCGGCCACCGCGAAGGGGGCGTACCGGAGCCCTCGCGCAAAACAGCTTCTTGGGATGCCTTGGCGCGTGGCGCTCGCCCTTCAGGCGGACGGGTGGGTGCTCAGGCAGGACATCATCTGGCACAAGCCCAATCCGATGCCAGAATCTGTCCGCGACCGCTGCACGAAGGCCCACGAATACATCTTCCTGCTGTCCAAGTCGCCGAAGTACTACTTCGACCACAAGGCAATGCAGGAGCCTTGTGTGAAAGGCGCGGCGGGGTCGGAGTCCCATACCGGAAAGACCGGCGACCACCAGATGGGGCGCGCGTCGACGAAGCCCCGCAAGACATCCAGCACGAACGCAAGTGCGGTTCCCGGTGCGGTGGAGCACTCCGGGATCCACCGTGAAGGCTCGCCGCGGGAGCCAGAAACCCGCAACCGCCGGGATGTGTGGACCGTGGCTTCTCAGCCGTTCAAGGAAGCCCACTTCGCCACCTTTCCCCCTACTCTCGTGGAGCCCTGCATCTTGGCAGGCTGCCCGGTCGTCGGCGTCGTCCTGGACCCGTTCTCCGGCGCAGGGACGACCGTGATGGTGGCCGAGCGCCACGGACGGCAGGGCCTGGGGATCGAACTGAATCCGGAGTACATCGAGATCTCGCTCAAGCGGATCGCGGCGGACAAAGAACGAGCCAAGGCTAAGTAGCTTCGCAATTTCGCTTGGCACGATCTTTTCCCAAGCAACAACACGCCCGACGTATTTGGTCGGAACTATATTACTGACTTCACTGGAGGATTTTCAACCATGAGTACCCACGAACAGAACGTCTTCGTCAACATCGGGGACCACCGTCAGGCCATCGACGCTTGGATCGCGTCACAAGGGCTTTGCCAGTCGGACGTCCCGGCCCTGCGCGCCGCCGCCAAGAAGTTCGTGAAGCTCACGGAGGCCGAGGCCGCGTTGCCGGCCGAGCGCCGTGAGCGTCTCCAAGAGAGCCGCCGCACGGAATCCGCCCGGGTGCTCGCCGCGATCGACGGGATCTACCCCCACCTCAAGCCCAGGCGTACGCTGACCTCCGCAGTTTCGGAGGCTTTGCGAAAGCACTTGGAGGGCGTCCGAAACGAGCCGGACGTGAGCACCACGTTCCAGGAACTGCAGCCGAGCACATCCGCCCTGGCCCGGTGAGATGCCCAAAAAGTCCGTCAAGGCAAAGGTGCCCACGGCACCCCCGCCAAAGGTCCCACCGGCTGAGACGAAGTTGAGCGAGAAGCTCCTGGAGAAGTTCCACGAGAAGCTCCAGGAGTCCATGCTCGACGATCCCGAGATCATCGACGACCACCACTTCGCGCCCACGGATGCCGCCGGGGCGAAGTCTCTTGGGCTGTACGTCGCCAAGGCTGGTTTCAAGATTCCCTACTTCACGCCGTCTGGCGAAGAAACTGGGTTTTTTCGTTTTCGCTATCTAGAGGATACAAGGTCGGGCTTCGAAAAGCAAACGGGGACCAAGCCGCAACGCTACGGACAGCTCGGCGGGACGCTGAACGAGGCCTACTTCTCACCAAGCCTCCACTGGGAAGAAGCCCTCCAGGACTCCGCGATCGACATCTGGATCACCGAGGGCGAGCTCAAGGCCGCGTGCGCCACCACCCAAGGGATCCCGTGCATCGGGCTGGGTGGGGTCTGGTGCTTCAAGAGCACCAAGCGGGGGATGCACCTGCTCCCGTCGCTGGAGCAGATCAACTGGGTCGGTCGCAGGGTCTACATCTGCTACGACTCCGACGCCTCCTCGAACCCCGACGTGATGGCCGCCGAGGTGTGCCTCGCCAAGGAACTCACCCGCCTCTCCGCCTTCCCCACCATCGTGCGCCTGCCGGCCAAGATCGACGGACACAAGAACGGCCTGGACGACTACCTCGTGGAGCGCGGGGTCGCGGGCCTGGAGCAGTGCCGCAAGGAAGCCGTCCCGTTCGCGGACGCCCAGGTGCTCCACCGGCTGAACGAGGAGGTCGTCTACGTTCGCGACCCTGGCTTCGTGGTCCGTCGCTCCGACTTCCAAAAGCTCGCCCCCACCGCGTTCGTCTCCCACGCCTACTCCGACCGCCACATCGCGGCCCTGACGGAGAAGGGCACCCTGACCCGGAAGTCCGCCGCGGACGCCTGGCTCAAGTGGCCCGGCCGCGCGGCGACGCAGTGCTTCACCTACGCCCCCGGCCAGCCCGAGGCCGCGATCACCACCGACGGGAAGCCCGCCCTCAACGCCTGGCGTGGGTGGGGATGCACCTCGGTGGAGGGCGACGTGACCCCGTGGCTGAAGCTCATGGACTTCATGTTCGAAGGGTTCCCAGAGTCCCGCGCGTGGTTCGAGCGATGGCTGGCCTACCCCATCCAGTTCCCCGGCGCCAAGCTCGCCACCGCGGTGATCCTGTGGGGCCGCACCGGCGGCACGGGCAAGTCGTTCATCGGCGAGACCATGCAGCGGATCTACGGCTCGAACTACGACAAGATCGGGAACACCCAGCTCGCGGGGACGTTCAACGGCTGGGCCGAGAACAAGCAGTTCATCATGGGGGAGGAGATCTCCGGGATGGACAAGCGGGGCATGATGGACCGGCTCAAGGAAATGATTACCGAGGAGCGGGTCCAGCTCAACATCAAGTACCTCCCCGGCTACTCGATCCCGTCCCACGTCAACTACTACCTCGTCTCAAACCACCCCGACGCCCTCCAGCTGGACGAGACCGATCGCCGGTGCTTCGTCCACGAGACCCCGGCCACGCCGTTGTCCGACGAGTTCTACCTGGCCTACCGCCACTGGCTCAAGGAGTCGGACGGCAAGGGTCCGGCCGCGCTGCGCTACTACTTCGAGCACCTGGACCTCGGCGACTTCAACCCCCAGGCCCGCGCGCTGAAGACCGCCGCGAAGACGGAGATGGTTTCCGACGCCATGAGCGAGCTGGAGCGTTGGCTCCACGACCTGCGCCGTGACCCGGACACCGTTCTGCGGGTGGGATCCACCGTGGTGAAGCACCGGTTCTGGACGGCCAACGCATTGCTCGAGATGTTCGACCCCGATGGCCGGAAGAAGACCACCTCCGGCGGGATCATCCGGGCGCTCAAGCGTTCGGGAAGCGTCCCCGTCGGCATCTTCCCCACGAAAGACGGAGTCAACCCGCTGTGGGACATGCGCCCAGGTGCGGCGGTGGCGGACCCCGCGAAGGCCTACGACGCGGAGCGTGGGTTCCTACGGCCTTCCGAGCCAGTTGTGCGTGCTGTGAAATCTTCAACCAAAGGAAAAGCGAAGTGAGATACCTGTCGTTGTTCAGCGGGATCGAGGCGGCAAGCGTCGCCTGGGGTCCGCTGGGCTGGAAGTGCGCCGCCGTGGCGGAGATCGAGCCGTTCCCGTGCGCGGTGCTTCGGGAGCACTACCCTTCGGTGCCGAACCTGGGCGACGTGACGAAAATCACTCGCGAAGTGGTGCGGGGCCTTGGGAAGCTGGATGTCGTGATCTTCGGATCGCCCTGCTTCACCGCTGGGCACCTCGTGTCCTGCGTGGACGGGTACAAGCCTATCGAGGACATTCGTCCAGGAGATCTTGTCAGGACTCACACCGGGGCCGTCAAGCCGGTCGTGCGCGTAGGGGGCAAGGTGGCGCCCGTGGGAAGGATTTCCGGCGTCGGGTTGCCGTCTGGCATCGTCTGCACCCACGACCACAAATTTCGATCCGTGGAGTACTCCCAACAGAACACCAAGAGAGGCGGTGAATACGCCCGGGAAGAGCGTTGCGCAGAACCCTCCTGGTCCCCCGCGAAGGAGATGGTGGGGAAGCAGTGGTGCTCCCTGACAACTTGCGAAGCCCTGCCCCACGAACCGGTCTCAAGGAAGTTCGATGCCCGCCAAGCGATGTACTTGGCCGGAATGTACCTGGGGGACGGCTACATCCGGTCATGGCCTGGGCGAGAGAAGAAGGTCGTAATCCTCTGCTTGAATCAAGCCAAACTGGCAATCCTTTCGGAGTTCCTCGGGTACGCCCCCACCGCCACGAAGTCGGATGGGATCTTCAAGGTGGCGCTATGTGACACCGCGTTCGCCGACTGGTGCCTTGCTCAGTTTGGACACTTGGCGGCTGGGAAGCGTCTACCCTTGTGGGTGCTTTCCCACGAGCATCGCGCACTTCTCTTGCAGGGGTACCTGGACACCGACGGCACCCGGTTGTCGAACGGCTACCGAGTGAACTCCGTAAGCAAGGCTCTCATCTTCGGGGTCGCGGATCTGGCGACTGCCTGCGGATACGTCCCGAGCGTGAGTTTCCAGAGAACGCCGGATACCGCCGTGATCGAGGGAAGGACCGTCAACCAGAAGGACTACTGGAGCCTCGGGATCTACCCTGTCGAGAACTCCAGGCAAAGCCGGATCCGCCACGGGTACCTTCTGCGAAAGGTCCAGAAGTTCTCCCCACTGTCCGTGGAGCAGAGGGTCTACAACATCGAGGTGGCCGACGACCACTCGTATGTGCTCAACGGAATCATCGTCAAGAACTGCCAAGATTTGTCTGTCGCAGGAAAACGTGAGGGAATCGGAGGTGCGCGCAGTGGTCTCTTTTTTCAAGCCATCGAAATCGTCAAGTGGGCCAACGAAGAGTGTGGTGCCCGTTTCGCCCTCTGGGAGAACGTCCCAGGTGCCTTCTCCAGCCAGTCCGGAAGAGACTTTGCAGAAGTGGTTGGGGCGCTATCTGGGTCTGGAGTCGAGGTCCCCGAGCACGGCTGGGGCTCGGAAGGCGCGGCGGTGGGGCCGAACGGCCTCGTCGAATGGAGCGTGCTGGACGCGCAATGGTTCGGAGTGGCGCAGCGGCGCCGTCGCGTGTTCGCTCTCCTCGACTTTGGAGATTGGGCCGGTAGACCCCCGATTCTCCTTGAGCCCGAAAGCCTGCGCGGGGATTCTGCGCCGAGCCGAGAAGCGGGGCAAGGCTTTGCCAGGGTTGCTGGAACGCTCGCTTCGAGCGGTGGCGGGCTCACCCGTCCCGCAGGCAACGCCAACGAACTCGGCGACGAGGTGGGCTTCACGCTGCGGGCGTCGTCCGGAGGCGGTGACAAGCCCCATGTCCTCTGCCCCACGGTCGCCCAACCGGTGCGCACCAACCCCCGGAACAACAGCGACGGCGGGATGGAGGCGCGCCAGCACATCTACTGGGGCGCCCAAGTCCGTCGTCTCACACCCATCGAGTGCGAACGCCTCCAGGGATTCCCGGACGGCTTCACCCAAATCTCGTGGCGTGGGAAGCCTGCGGAACTCTGCCCCGACGGCCCGCGTTACAAGGCCCTGGGAAACTCCATGTGTACAAATGTTGTGCGTTGGATCGGCCAAGCGATCGAGCGTGCTGTGAAATCTTCAACCAAAGGAAAAGCGAAGTGAACGACCCCTACGAAACCCTCGGAGTCCATCCGAATGCCGCCCCGCAGGTCCTGCGCGCGGCGTACATGGGCCTGTGCCAGGCGAACCACCCGGACAAGGGCGGAGACGCCGGGAGGATGGCGGACCTCACCGAGGCCTGGGCTGGCCTGCGCGACGTGAAGGTTCGCCGCAAGACCGACGACGGCCTGAAGCTCTACAGGAAGCTCGAGCGGGCGGCGTGCCCCAAGTGCCGGGGGAAGGGTCTGGTGGTCGTCTCCAAAGGGTTCCACTCCGGTCCCGAGATCGTGTGCGGGGTGTGCAAGGGCACGGGGCTGCCGGTCGGAAAGCCTGCCTGAGATGTGCCTCCCAAGGATTTCTCCAGCGCAACGTGAGAAGGTCCGGCAGATGTTCGACGACCACTGCGCCTACTGCGGGAACCCGCTGGGCAAGCTCTGGCACGTCGACCACCGGGTGCCGGTGCGCCGGACGTGGGAGGACGACATGGTCAAGCACCTGGGGCACACCAGGGGCGGGAACGATGAGGACAACTGGTTCCCGGCCTGCACCCGGTGCAACCAGCGCAAGGGCACGCTCTCCGTGGAGGAGTTCCGCGGCCTGATCCGGGCGGAGGTGATGCTCGCCCTGGAAGACTGCCACGTCCGCATGGCCGTGGACTTCAAGTTGCTGCGCGTGGCGAAGGTGCCGCGCGTGAAATTTCACTTCGAGGAGGTGTTGCCGTGATCGAACCAAAGACAGCCGTTGTCGAGTTGCAAAGCCGCCTGGGCAGGGTGGGAAGCATCGTCGCCTACGACCCCTGGGACTCCAGGAAGTCCGTGCTGCACGCCAAGTATTGGGTGTCCAAGATTGCCCGCCTGTCCCACGGCCTGGGGGAAGCGGAGGACTTCGAGGCCCACTTCGACCGGGTGGTGCACCAGATGAAGCACGAGAGCGTGCTGGAGTTCGTGCCGTGGACAGACTGCTCCGCGTTGGCCTTGCCCTACGCTTCCCTCCGCCACCGGCTCCCGATCAACGATCCGAATTCCCCCAACTTCTGGCTGCACTACTTTGCCGAAGCGGTGTCGGAGCGGGGAACGCGCCTGAGTGCGGCATCCGCATTCCTCGTGGAGGCCCCCATCTTCGTGGCCCGCCAGTGGATGCGGCACCGGTCCTTCGCCTACCTGGAGATGAGCCGCCGGTACACCAAGGGTTCGCGTGTTCCCCTGGAGTTCTATGGCACCAAACGCATGGCGATGGGAACCCGCACAGAGGATCCCACTGGCAACACGTGGGACTACGCCGACGGGTTCTCTCCGGAACTGCGGGAAGGCGAGAAGCGCGTCGCGAGGGAAGCTCCGATGGGCTGTTCCTTTGGGCTCTCCTCCCCCGCGTTTCACATGGCGGTTGCCGAGGAGTACGGGCGGCGGCTGCGTGCGGGCTGGCCCCAGGAGATCGCCCGCGGCTGCCTCCCCGTGGAAACCATGACCCGGTGGTGGGTTGCCGGATTCGACCGTGATTGGGAAGCCTTCCTGAAGCTCCGCGACGACGCCCACGCCCAACCGGAGATCCGGACCCTGGCCTCGTGGATCTCCGGATACCTGAAGGCCAAGAAGGAGATCGCCGGATGAGCACCGACCCCGAGGAATCCCACATCGACTGGGCGAACCGCACGTTCGACGGGCGGAAGGCCGAGTTATCCGCGTCGGTGCCGACCGCCGCCACGGACAAGCTCACGGCGACCGTCGTGGTCAGCCACGAGGTGGTGGCCTGCACCAAGTGCAAGGCGCTGAAGCAGAAGCTCGAAGACACGGAGGGCGCTCTGGAGGGTGCCCAAAACATCATCCGCCAACTGCGGGACGCGGCTTCCCGCGAGAAGGAGTGGGCATGATCGTGTGGAAACACTCGCCAACCTATGTTGAAACGTGGGTGTACTGGAGGATCGGCCGCGACGGCACGCCCACCGTCTCGATCTGCGACGACCCCATGGGACATCCGCACGCCCACCTCGTCCGGGTGCCCATTCCCGAGGACGTGCAGAAGTGCATCGACGCCACGAAGAACCCGCCGCTGTGTTTGGTGGTTGGGAAGCGCGGCGAACCCACGGGCGAGTGCCCGAAGCAGGAGGTACCGTGATGGCCGAAGAGCAGGAGGAGAATCGCCACCTTCCCGACGTGAGCGCCGAGGAGATGCGGGAAATGTCCGTCGAAGGCCTCGAGGACCTTCGGGATTCCCTGGAGGGTGCCGTCCTCAAGATTCGTGCCCAGATCGGAATGAACAAGGTGACGAAAGAGCGCGACGCCATCTGGCGCGCTCGGGCAGACGTCGCGCTCGGGCACCGCCGGCGGGAGTACAACCTCGCGCTGAACATCCTGGCGGAGAAGAAGCGGGAGCGCCGGGCGGAGGCGGCCAAGGACCACCAGGATGACCAGTTCCGTGTCCTCTGCCGGGTGCTCCGCGCCACCTACGGCGAAGACGCCCTTCGAGATCTACTTGCTGAAGTCCGCCACTTGCGGGAAGGAGCCTGACCATGAAAATCAAAGATGCCCACATCGCCTACATCCCCAGCCGCGACGTCGTCGGTGCGTTCGACGTGGACGCCGTCACGAAGAAGCCCGGACTGTTCGTGGACCGCACCGACGAGACGCTCCTGGCGGCCTCCGCCTGGGTGCTCCAGGTGCAGGTGGGGAAGTCCCTCGCCAAGGACCTCCCTCCGGTGCTGCGGTGGCTGAAGAAGCTCACGCGCTCCAGGAAGACCGCTGGCGCCAAGCGCGTCGTCGAGTTCCACGACGGGGTGCGCCTGGAGTTCACGGTGCGGGTGCTGGATCGCGATCCGCTCAACCCCGAATGGCCGAGGCACTGATGGACACGAATGAAGATCAGACCCTGACGCTGGATGGCAGATTCCGGTTCCAGGAAGTCACGAAGGCCTTGAGCCACTTCACCGGCGTGAGCGACTGCACGGGGTGCAAGCTGGTTGGGACGATGGAGATGGCCCCGCCCTGCAGCCCTGGTGCACGGAAGGACAGGAAGCGCGGCATCTGGGTGGCGGCGAAATGACCTGGCCGTGGTCGCGCAAGACCCACCGGATCGAAGTGCAGGAGGGCGATTTGAAGGTGGCTGTGGAGGCTCCTTCGAAGGCCCAGGCGCTGGTCCTTCTGCTCGAAACCATGCGGCACCTTCGCCAGCAAATCTCCGGAGATTTCCGATGACCATCCCCACAGGCTTCAAACCCATGCTCGCCGAGGCCCTGCCCGCCGGCCAGCTTCCCATCTTCCCCTGCTACGTCAGCCCCAAGCTCGACGGCGTGCGCGCGGTGGTCTTCGGAGGCGTGGTCTACAGCCGAAACCTCAAGCCCATCCGCAACGCCCACGTCCAGGCAGTCCTCGGGCACGCCCTCCTGGAGGGGCACGACGGCGAGCTCATCGTGGGTCCGCCCACCAGCCCCACGGCGTTCCGAGACACGACCAGCGGCGTGATGGCGATGCTGGGCGAGCCGAACGTGCTGTTCCACGTGTTCGACGTCTACAACCCTGCCCGAGGGTTCAACGATCGCTACCACGGAGACCTGGGCAGTGCGTCCCACCGGGCGGCCAGGTCGCGCCTCCACATCCCGATGCAGCTGGTGGCCCAGAAGCTCGTCCACAACGCCGAGGAGCTTCTCGCGGCCGAGCAGGACTATCTGGACCAGGGCTACGAGGGCGCGATGGTGAGGTCGGTGGATGGGCCGTACAAGTGCGGTCGCGCCACGGTGCGCGAGGGCTATCTCCTGAAGGTGAAGCGGTTCTCCGACGCCGAGGCCTTGGTGGTCGGCTACGAGGAGCTGATGCACAACGAGAACGAGAAGACCACCGACGCCCTGGGGCACGCCAAGCGGTCCACGGCGAAGGCGGGGAAGGTCGGCGGCGGGGCGCTGGGCACGTTGCTCTGTCGCGACCCGGAGACCGGCGTGGAGTTCGGGATCGGCGGCGGGTTCACCGCAGAGGGGCGGCTGGCCCTGTGGCGGGAGCGCGACACGCTGGTGGGCCGGATCGCCAAGTACAAGTTCTTCCCCACCGGGTCGAAGGAAGCACCCAGATTTCCCGTGATGCTAGGGTTTCGGGATCCTTCCGACGCTTGAAAAGGAAGAGGCCTCTCGGGATAAATCCCAAGAGGCCTCCGGTCCCTTTCCACACATTCGCGCAGAGCAGAAGATAGTTCTGCCCTGGTGCGGTCAGCCGCCCAAATTCGCCACGTCGGTCTCGGCCCTCGCCACGTCGGAGGTGAGCACCACCGAGACGGCCTGGGTGACCGCGGTGCCGATGGCGGGCCCGAAGGTGCCTCCAACTGCCCCGGCCACGGCGTTGCCCACGGCCTCGGCGGCGATGGGCTCGCCGGTGGCGATGACCGGCGCGGCCACGGAGAGCAGCGCGGAGGTGCCGATCTTGAGGACTTCCTGGACCTGGTTGGGGGGCACGGTGGCGTGGACGGCCTCGATCAGGGCGTGCGAGCCCGCTTCGATCAGGTGGAGGCCCTTGTGGGCGGCGGTGGCCAGCCCAGCTTCGATTTCGGAAAGGATGCTCATGGTGTTTTCTCCGATGATGGTTCGCGCACGGCCGGCGCTTCCGACGTGGCTTTCGAGAACATCGAATCTACTCTCTTGACGAACGGAAGGTTGGCCAGAAGTTGATTCGAAACGGTGATGCTCACGGCGACGACCCCCAGCCGGTGCAGGTCGTCCAGCGTGATCCCGAAGAACCGCTGGGCCGCCCAGATGCCGCCGCAGGCAGCGATGATCCCGATCCAGGACTCCAGGTTCGACTTGAACCCTTCCTTGCCGACGACCAGGCGGATCAGGGCCGCGAAGTTCACTGGGGATCCGCCAGGTACGCCAGCAACTCGTCCTTGTCCTGTTTGAAGCACTCTGCCCAGATGGCCTCCACGTCGGCAGCGTGTTGGGTCTCGTCCAATTGGTAATCCGTACAGGGTGGATTCACGCGGAAGTTCAAGAGCCGGTCCGCCCCACCACCCATCTTCTTGACGAATGCGTTGATGGCTCCGCGGATGAATTCCACGTCTGCCGAGTTGCCTGTTGTGATGGCCTTGAGCACGATCTGCTTGAGGTATGTCAGGATGAACCAGTCGTTGCCGACCGGCGGGCCCTCGGGGTTGAGCCCGCTGGTCACCATGTTCAGCATCTTGATCCCGTGGCTCACGTCCACCGAGTCATCCATGACCACGCCAGCGAAGCCCACCAGGAGCGGATCGTTGGCGGCGAAGCCTCCATCCCCGTGTCTGCCGTCCGGCGTGGAGAAGAACGTCGTGGCAGCCATGGAGCACCGGATGGCGAACCATACGGGCACGTCCTTGTCCTTCGGCCCGAAGACCTTAAGCTGCTTGCGGCGCATGTCCCAGGCAGTCAGGTACAAGGGCTTGACGGTTTCGGCCATCGTCCTGTCGCCGCACTTCTCCTTGAGCAGGGCGTCGATCACTTTGCTGTCGTACTGGGGGCCGCACTTGAAGTAGGTATACCGCCGATTCCTCGTGCCGAAGATCGCGGCCCCGTGTTCGTGGTGGAGGGCCAGGGTGTCCTGTCCGTGGAATCCGCAGGCGTACATCCCGGCGTCGATGGCCTCCACGCTGGTACCGGCGAAGAAGTCGAACAGGTCCTGGATCCACTTCCCGGTTGCTTTCTCCAGGTCGGAGACGTACCGGCAGGGACCGATGCCCATGAAGCCGCCACCGGCTCCTGCGTAGCCTCTGACTGGTCTGCTCATCGGGATCTCCGTTGGAAGGGGTGGCGAAGGCGTTTGACGCTGTCCCAGGCGTCGATGGCGAAGCAGGCGATGACGAGGAGGAGGCTCACGGCAAGCCTCCTAGACAATAACCGACGCATCCGGCCACAAGGACCATGATGGCGAAAAGAACAGCGTAGGTGCTCAGGCCTATCACGCGATCCCCTGCTTTTCCCGCTCTTCCGCGATCCGATTGTGCCAGCCCCGGAGGAACGTCAGGAGCTGCGGCTTGGCCTTCGTGATGGCATCGTAGAAGCTGTCCCGGAGATCCAGGAACTTTCCCGCCGTGGTGACCGGATCGCAGGTCAATGCGGCGGCTTGCGTGGCCGGTCCCCAGATCCCATCGGCCACGATTCCCAAGGCCCGCTGTAGGGTCTGCGTGGACTCCCTGACCCCGCTGTTCGCCGCGCAGTCGAAGACCACGGAGTCCAGCGGATGGGTGAGCTTGTCGCAGTGCGCGGCCAGCCAGTACTCGACCTGATAGATCGCGGCGACTTCGTTGGACTGGATCAACCGGACGGACTGGATCGCGAGGCCATGCTCCGCCCGGAAACGGTCGTACACGGCCTGCGTGACGCCTTGGTTTGTCGCACCGCCCGGGTCGTCCGGGTTGTCCACGAAGCCGCCCTCGAACTGGAGGACCATGCTCAAGCTGTCGGAAAAGCTCATCGTTGGTCTCCTGGGTACATGGATGCCGTGCGAGACGGTGTGTCGTTGTGGAGAATTGGTTGAGCCGACTTCATGTCTGACTCTCGGTGGATTGGGGCTTGTGCCCGTTCGGTGAGCCCGTCAGAAACGCGAGAATCAACTGATCCAACCGGGACGTGATCGCGTTCGTCTGGTGCACCAGCTCCTGACGCACCCCCGCGATCCCGGCATCTGTCGCTGCGATCCGGCCCTCATGCTCCAGCAGCTTTGCATCGATGGCCGCGTGTCGGAGGTCTTCGCGGGCACGTTCGGCGGCACGTTCCTCGATGCGTTTGTCCCGTTTCTGCCGGCGCGATCGGAGGTACATGTAGAGGCCCCCCAGGACCGGCAGAGAGCCGATTCCAGCTTGCGCCCACCCTGAGTCTAATGGCACTGGTGTCACGTCGCGCCCTCCTGGGTCAAATCTACGTTCACGGGGCCGCCCTCAGTATCCGACGAACCAGTAGGTTCCATCGGAGGTCAGGGTGATGCTCGACCCGTTGCTTGCTGAGTACGAGTACGACGACATGAGCGATCCCCGACTGTAGAGGATCGCAGATCCATAGGCAAATGTCGTCGAGATCGTGCCGCGCAGGTTGAAGATGAACATTCCACCCGCAAATGGTGCAGGCATCGTCACCGTCAGCCCATTGGTGGTGATCGTCTGCATTGTCGGGGATGTTGCGGAGAGCGACGCGCTGGCCGAGAACAGCGCCGCACCGGTGGTCAAATGTCCGCCGTAGGAAATACCCCCATTCGGCGCGGAGATCGCGGTGCCGGTG